AAAACATTCCCGATTCAATATCTAATCTGGTTCTTTTTGTATTTTGATTATAAGTTATATTATATGCGGTTAATCCACTTTGACTCTTTGGTGAGTCAATATCAACCATAACAGCAGCGGGAAAAAACTTAATGATTTTTGTAACCGCAACACCAATTCTACTTTTTAATGAACCATATAATGATTTTCCCGAATCTTTTTTTGAGTCTCTAAATTTAACTGATTGATTTTTTTCTAATTTAGATTGTGTAATCGGAGCCGACTCTTCAATTTTTAAGTCGTCTAAAGTTAAAAAATCCGAAAACGGATTTGTTTTAAAATTTTTAGTGTCTCTTTCAGGTATTGTTTTGTCAAGGGCAAAGTTCGTATTGGTCAATTGGCTAGAACCATCGGTGATTTGAACTCCGACTAAGTTGTCACTAAAAGTTTGTGACCCATTGGCAGCTTGACTTGGAACTTTATATTTTGCCATTATAATTCAGTAATTGTATCAAAATTTAAAGTCTCATCAATATCCGTTCTATTTTCTCTAACTTCGTATAATGTTTCATTAACGTCGTCTTTGATTTCGTATAAGTTATATTGTTTATAGATACTGTTATTATTATCGTAAATTGTGTAAATACCCGGTGTAACCGCCTTACTTTGATTACCATATAATGCGTGTGCCAATGTTGACGCATCATGTTCAACCATTTCAATCTCAATTGTTGTTGGGTTAAAAAAAGTATTTGTAAAAATAATTTTCTGACCCGGTGTACCAATGAAAGGAACCGTATTTGGTTTACTTGATGGTGCTGATGATGGTGTTACCGTTAAAAACAACATATTTGTTGCCGCGTCACTATATTGATATCTGATTGCCTTTTGTGTTGTACTAGATAAATTGGAAACCACAGGTGTACAATAAAACGACGAAGTAACTAATCTATAAAAGTTTGTTACTTTTTTATTCTCAGTGTTTATATATTCTATTCTATATCCAATTAATCCTTGTGGTGTGAATTTACTTCTATCACCAGAAGGGACATTACTTAAATCTATAACTAAACCTCTTACTGAAGGTAATGAAGCTAACACCCCACAATCTGTAATTGTGGTTCTTATTTGTTTTGGTCTTATATGAAGTGTATATATTCCTAAGTCGGTGAAATCCGCAGATTCTAATTTTAAATTATATAATCCACCTAAAACTTCTAAATTTGGAGCATTTACATCATTCGTAGTGTCATCGGTATGATAAACGGGTGTCAAAACACTAGAACTGTTTAAAGTTTTTAGAGAAACCGGTGCGGTGGATGTTCTTCCTGAAACGTAGTGATAAAATATTTCTACGTCATCTGGTGACACATCCGCTGGTCTAATTATTCCGTAACTACCTACTGCCATATACTTTTAATAATAAATATAATTTTTATTGTTTTCTCACGTTAAAATATCCATTTCCATAGATATCTAATTCACCCACGTTGTCAATTTCACCCAATCTAAGGTTAATTTCCATGACACCCTGTTTACCCCTTTCAACAAATAAATCAGAATAAATTGTTGGTTCGTCAATAAATCCTAAAAAATGTTCGTTTCTTGTTAAAATCTTATTGAAGACCTCTTCTTTGGTGAATCCTGTTGTTGACCCTGTTATCATGGTATAACCATCTTCATAGTCCCTATATTGTAACGTTGTTGTACCTGTTGTATTACCTGTATAAGTAAAGGTATAACCTGTCCAATCAACACCCTCGGTGGAAGAACCACTTGTAAGAGTTTGAGTGTACCCCGTTGATCCGTATTTTTTTAATTCGTCTAACCTACTTCCCCCCACTGCCATATATGTAAAACCTGTGGTAGTATAACCTGTATTATTTGTTATGTCAAGGTCATTTATATAATTTTGGGTTTGTCCAGTTAGATTTGAGTATGCCGGTACGGTTGTTCCCGTAAACGAACCTAACGGATTTGTTATTGTGGTATTTTTTGGAACTGTAATTTGTTTACTTAACTTTTGTTTAGTCCACGGGGCGTCTAAAGTTATTGATATTGTATATCCTGAAGATGTTGTATATGTGTGTGAAAGTGACGGGAAAGATTGTCCAACAACACCACTATTAACTGTAAGTCCTGATGTTAAACCGTCACCCCAATTAATGGTATATGTTTGTTCAACAATTTTTCTGAGTTTATCGGGATTAACCGTACTATAAACTTGTATCGTGGAACCTGTTTGAGTATATGAGAAATTGACAAGTTGTTCCATTTGTTCAATGTCACCATCAAATCCAACCATAACGCCCATTTCATCTACCGAACTTTCTAAGAAAATTGGTAAATTATAACTTGTTCCGGTTTGTTTTAATATTTCGTATCTATTCTTTCTCATTTAATTTTTTAATATTAACTTGGACAATTATAAATTAGGGTTATTGTTCCTCCGACACCTATTTGCATTGCCCATTCTGTACCTAATCTATTAACATAATAATAATCATTCATTCCCGAACCGGAATATTCCGAACCAAATTCACATCCCTGTGATGTGTAGAATTGATCACCAGTCGATGGTGATGTTATGTCATTAAGATATAATGTAGTTCCACTTGCGTATGCGTTTGATTCATACTGTGAGCAGGCCTCTGTGGTTGTGTTAAATGTTGAACCTGTCATAACCAAATAACCCTTACCTGGCAATGGTGTTGGAGTTGGGGTAGGGGTTGGTGTAATAGAACAAGATGTTTCATTATTAAGTGAACCTCCTCCATATACTATCCACCCATTATCACCATCAGAATACCAACCATTTGGAGCAAATCCTGTTAATGGATATGTAAAACCGGTATATAAAATAGTACCTTGACCTATTGATGCAAATGGTGTATAACTATAAACGTTAGTTGTATAAGAATTAGTATAATTACTACATGCTGCTAATCTTTCACTCGCATCGTATCCTATTTGAAGTGTGTATATTGTTGGTTCGGTTGGTGTAGGGGTTGGTGTAGGGGTTGGTCCTGCCGTTGTTGGTGTAGGTGTAGGTGTAGGGGTTGGTGTATTTGTATTTCCACCTCCACCGGCGGTTGGTGTAGGGGTTGGTGTTGCTGTTAGGGCAACATCATTCTGAACATCCCTTTCAACCATATATGAATAATCACTTTTATCAATTGTTACTTTATAATATAAATCTTCATACTCTGTAATCGAATCTGTACTTTTCTTTTCATAAAACTTAATTGGGTTTCCGCTTTTACCGATTCTACCATCATAAACCGCATCTGTTAAATTTGGTTTATTTACGAAGTCACTTATACTACCATCTTCGGCGTTATAAAATTTTGCCGTCATCCAAAATGTATTTCCTGTGATTGTCGTTCCACTAAAAGGACTTTCGTCTTGAAACCAAAACAAATACATGTTTTCTTTATTTCTATAATTTGAACCTGTGAATAGGGGGAAAAATATATAATCATTAAAATCTGTATGAAAATATTTTTCTCCTAATGGTAAAGATAAATTCTTAGCAAAAACTAATTTTCTATTTGTTCTTTCAGGTTTTACACCATTTGGTGTTTTAAAAAATTCTAATCTAAAAAAACTTTTAACTGTTTGTTTTAACATCAACGCATTTTCTCTATTAGATAAACCCGTTGGTTCATAATCATTTACATACGTTGACCCCGTCAAAAAATAAAATTGAAACCATATATCTGTTTGTTCAACACCAAGTGATGAGGTATATGGTTTATGAATATATCTAACCGTTTCATAATTTTCAATTGGGTTAATGATTTCACTTAGAATTTGTTCTTCCATTTGAAGAGCTCCTTCTTCCCAACCAAGATCCGTTTTAAAATCTTGTTCCACATTCATGGATATTGTTAAATCATTGGTACTAGTTAAAATTTTCATTAACAGTCAGTTATTGTTTTATCATTGAAGTTTGTTAAACCGTCAGTTTTATTTTGATATAGTCTCTCATTTCTTAAATAGAAATTAATATCATTTTTAACATAATGAATATTGTTTATAAATGGATGATTAACACCATAACCATCAGGGTCAATATATCCATGGTCATATAAATCTCTCCATTTCCATACTCCTTCCTTCTCAAAATACAATGTATTTTCAGGTAAGTTTATAATGTCATTTGTTTTTGATGTTTCAACATATGGAGATAATTCTTTTAATTTTACCTTATGATATGGTTGATAATATAAACCGAAAAGATTGCCGGCGGTTGCTCCTGAAAATCCATCAACATTACTATCTTGATTATGATTAAATATTGCGGTTGGGTTTGTTATCTTATGGTACGCTTCACTTATGATTCTTTCCTTTAATTCAGTTTTATTATATTCAACATATGCTCCTGTTAATCCACTTGTACCTATTTGTAATGGTAATCCGGCAGTAAATCCTGCGGTGCCAGTATTACCTGTTAATCCTGTCACACCTATAGAAGTTTCGTTTGATGTTGTACCACTAAAATGTTTATCAATCCAATTATTATGAAAATTAAATTTCCATCCAACTTTTGGTGGATAATTAAAATATCCATTTGCGTTTCTATATATAATTGTTAAATAAACATCTGTTGGTGTGTATCCTAAATTATTTGTTATTCCTGTTAAAACTAATGGTTCTTTAAAATCATATATTAAAGATTCCATTCTATTTCTTTCAACTAATACATCATTATCACCACTTGAATTTTCAATTAATAATTTTCTTTCATCTTCCCATATTGGGGATTCAAAACCAATTTTATCTAAAATATAATCCGTGGATTCTGTTAATGTTCTATGTTGGTGTACGTAGTATTGTGATGTTGTTCCCGTAATGTCATTTCTATTTAAACATCTTTTACCAACAGTCAATAATGGTATTGTTGTTCCTGTTAAAATTTGACTCTTTAATAAATTAATTACATATTTTTCTGAATTGTGAACCTCATTACCCACACTATCAATTGTAAAAGTTCTACTACTAAGACTTCCTGTTAATGTCGTTCCTGATAAAACAACAAACTCTCCGGCCTTCATTCCATGTTCAACGGGTGAAGTTAATTCATAATAAGAACCGCCAGAATATGATAATCTAAATGGAATGCCATCACCTGATGTGAAACTTATAGTTTCACCAGTGGTGGAACCGGATAAAGTATATTTCATTGGGAACTGACTATTCTGACTGTGTACGTAACTTACATAAATGTTCCAATTTTTATAAGGTGCAGTTATTGGTGTTGTGATTGTATGACCGGTATTTGTTGTTCCAGTTAATGTTATTGTTCCTAATGAAGGTGTATTTCCTGTTGATGGTGTATATAATTCTCTTAATACATCGTTTCTTAAAAATGCCAATTCATTATATGGTAAAAATCCAGATAGATTTCCGTCGGAACCATCACCAACAAGATATACGTTATTACTCAAAGGTGGGTAAGACGTTATACCTGAATACATGTTTCTAAAAATCATTTTTAATTTACCATATATCTTATAATTTTTACTATCGTTTCTTTCGTCACTAAACAATTGAGCAATATCTAAAACAACATCTCTATCACCAAGACGCATTAAATTTTCAGAAGATTCTAAATTTAATCTTAAATCTAAATCTTCCTCTTCCGCCTTGAAGAATCTCTTAGTTGGTAATATTACTTTTTTCTTTTCCATTATTCTGCTGATGTAAATGCTCCTTTGTCACCAAATAATTTTATAAATTTATCAATACCTGTTTTTCCGGCTTTTAGTCCGAAATAAAACATAAATGGAGTTGATAGAATTTGTTTATTACCACTATAATAATCCATTGTTGGTCTTATTATAAAATCGTCAGTATAATCCCATGGTTGCTGATGAAATCCGTTTGTAATTGTTATACCTTGATATGTTGTGTTTCCTGAAACAGGTCCAACTCTTGTATATAATGTTCCGGATGTGGGGTTTGTTATATTACTATTAGAACTTACCAACACAGTGAATCCTGGATATTCTGAACTATGTACATTAATTGATGAACCACTAGGTAATATTGAATCAAAAATTAAATCATCGGTCGCACTTTCAGTGTTTATTGTCAATCCACTAAAAGTATATGTAATTGGTAATAAAAGATATTGATCTGACGAATCATTCGGTAACGTTGTATACGAATACCCATATGTCATACCTTGTAGTGGTTGTACGTTACCATTAGAAACTGATACCTGCGTTGCGTAATCCCAAGATTGATTATCTAATGTTGTTGTATTATTAGGACCAAAACCCGTCCCTCCTTTATTCCATAAAAAGAATGGAACTTTTTGTGACGACTCAGTTAATCTTCCTGGCTCATTTAAACAAGCTCTTACTCTTTCACCATCCTCATCCAAAAACATAGTTACAGGAAGTGGTCCATAAACAGATGTTCCATTTTTAAACACACTCGGAAAAATTTCAGGATCTAAATATTGATAGGAATATCCAAGGTACTTAGCGTTTTGTAAATCAAATTCTTCAATTCCTACTTCATTATTTATTGATATTAACTGTAAAATATCCCCATCTAAAACTCTACTTGTATATGTAAATCCTCCGTTATCAAAAAAATCATTTATGTCGAATGTATTATTACTAACATCCATTCTATAGTTTATTGCCAAACCTAACAATTCTCCAAAACTTTGAAATGATGTTGGTCCTATTGATCTACTTACAGAACAATTTGGGTCTAATGAAGGGTCTACACAAATTTCTTTAATAAATTCATCTCTAGGTCCTAAATCTACCATTGTTGTTGGTCGACCTATTTGTGTATCTTTACTTCCTCCCCAATTTGACTCTGAAGTGTATGTTGCTGATCTATAATAATATTTGTCTTGTGATTCAACATATCTTATTACGTCTTCACAATATCTCCCTTTTCTACCCTTAAATTGAAAAAAGTATAATGATCCAGACAACCAATTATCAATAAAAGAATAATTTACGATTCCACCACAGAATAACTTACCGACTCTTTTTCTTCGACGATATTCTCTTAAAATTTCAAAAATTCTAATGTTTGTTTGACTACCCGGAATTATTTTAAAAATACCATTAGTAAATTCAGAAAATCCAGATGGTGTTATTGAAGTGTATCTCTCCCCATCAAATGACGAAACTAATTGATATCCACCATTATTAGTGATTTTAGTTGCGGTTATATCCATACCTGGTGTGTATGTTGATGAGGGGGTTCTTCCAGTTCCAATATAGTATGTAGAGACAATTGATTCGTCATATGGTATGTCATATAACTCACATCCATCCTCAAGTGGAACGGTAGACGAAAACGCATTTGATGAGGCGTTTAAGTTTCGTATTATTACTTCATATCCAAAATTTTCTTGGAACAATCCATTTGTATCTTCAAAAGTATATCCTGATGTTCCGCTATTATATGAAAAAATAGTTGTTCCTGTTAATGTTGTTCCATTTGAACCGTATGTTATAATATACGAGGATTGATTTGTTACAAAATTAGTTATGTTTGTTGGTGTTACGGCACTATAACATATATCACTCGGGTCTCCTGAAGCCGGATTCGAAAAAGTAAATCCAGAAGCAACTAAACTTCTATTTGATTGGTTATCGTTTCCTATAATAGTAACTTTACCAACTTCACAAAAGTCCGTAGAATTTCCAAGTCCTCCTTGTACACCTAATGAGTTTTCACCATTACACTCTTCACATTCAGGATACGCAATTAAATATAATTCTCTTTGTGAACCATCTTGTAATCTGTATGCAAATTTTTTAATTGGTCTATAAATAAATCTAGTTGGCCATTGGTCAAACGCACCTGCGAGATTATGGAATACGATTGCTAAAGTATTGAATAAAGTTAATAAAACAAGATTAACTAGATGTTCTATTAATAATAGAACGTCGGCAATTAATAATGTAAATGTGAAATTTTTCTTAGCAAAATTAACCGGTGGTGTAACAACATCGGCTGAACAATCTTCTTCTTCCGCCGGTACAATTTCTTTTATGCCAACATATCTATCATCACTAAATGAATTACCATTGTAATGTATATTTTGAAAAGAAGAAATTGTGTAAACTTTATTATATGTTACTCGATAAAAATAATCTCTTGGAAAGTATTGTCCCGATTGATTATATAAAATACCTCTATTTGAATCACTTCCAACCGCACTTGTTGGATAATCATCCCACGATGTTGAAAATGCATATGATTCATTTTGTTGTGTTGAATACTCTCTAATATTCGGAACGAGGTAAGATGCCGTTTTTCTAACTCTATCATTACCTTGATCATCTATTGAAAATCTAAATCTGTAACATGCTGCGGTAGGTATACCCTTATTTGGATCATTTGTGATTTCATTTTCACCAAATTCGTTAGTGTAAATAAACTCACTATTCATCGGTACTTCCATTACAAACGAACCATCTTCAGGAATATCTTCATCGATATCATACCTTTCGAGTATTGGACGTTTATTTATGTCTTTTTTGTGTGTAAATCTAATCGCTTCAATTTTTCCTGTTTTAGTTGTCAGGTCACACTTTCTACCCATTTTTCTTCTGGGTTGGCAATTTTTATTTAAAGAATTCTTACCCGTATCTGTATAAGTTCCACCAATTAAAAATGCTTTGGGTTCTATTTTAACCCCCTTATCTGATAAATCAAAATCTGTTCTTGTAATTCCTATTTGACACAAATCAATATTACCCCAAAATGGTACTATCTCAACTGTCTTATCAAAACTAACTATTTGTGGTAGGGAATCAATATCTTCAGACGACTTAAATGTGTAGGTGTTTTTAAACGCATCTTCACCCACTCCTTGTTTCATAAAATCATATGGTCTCAAGGAAAAACAACCGATATCAGATAAATCAATATCCACATGAATTTTTTGTAATCCCAATGGAACCCCCCATATCATAAAGTCACCAGCGTCATTGGTCTTTACGGTATACTTATAATATTTTTCATATACCTCTAAAACTTCTTCTCTATTGAGAACTTCCAATTGGTCGGGAAATGTTCCTGTTGGTTCATGTCCACCATGTTGTTTTCTTGATGGTAATAAATTATATCTGTAATTGTTTTCCTCGTTTCTTTCTGATGGGTCTTTAAATGGATATAAAGCCGAAATTACAGGGTCAATCGAATCCTCATCTGATAGTGGGATGAATATAGAAACTTTAGCGTTTGGTACTCCAAAACCATTATTTACGATAATTCTTCCACATACAACACCGTAATCTGAACAAAGTGAAGTATATGTGTCTTTCTGTGTAAACTTTAAAGACAAAATTTCCAATAAATCATAGTCTTGTTTTAATTCGACTGTGATGTTTTGGTCTTTACCAATATCTGTGTATATTCTATGTTTTTGTAGCATTCTTATAATAAATAGAAAGAGGTGGATTTTCTATTATTATAAACAAAAAACTAATTAAAATGTAGTCGTTCCTAAGGTTTTAATTCTTATCTTAATGTCCTTGTTAGGGAATCTAATTTGGAATATTTGGTTTGACTTCATGAATATGGTGTTATCACTTTGTTGTATCTCTTTGGTTGTGTTGTCTTTATAACTTTGTGAAACCTCAGATGATGAGTATTCTCCACCAATTTTTCCAAAAACTCTTAAATCTACAACGTTTACAACTCCCGATACATTGCCAATAGACTTTGACAAATCACCGACAAATAGAGGATCACCCATTTTACGTTTTTCTATTGCGAAGAAATCAACAATATTTTCAATCGCCGTCTTAATAACATCTGTTTGTGATGTGTTCTTATCTATAACTAAATCAACTTCTAATCCCATATCAATAACCTCACCACTCACAATGTCTAAATAATCGTTAATCATTCTAAATTCAGAAAGATAATTTAAAATATTATTTTTTAATGTATTGGATACGGTGTCAGTTAAATTACCACTTTCGTCATATGATAATAATTTGATTCTCACCTTATTATCTTCTTCCATTACATTTACCTTTGCAGGTGCACCAAATGTAGATGGCATTGTTTCTATTAATGATTTATAGTCATTTAACGTTACGGCTCTGTTTTGTGCTGCAAAATTATAAGCAACCATATTTCTTATTTCTTCAATAGTCGGTTGGTCTGCTCCACCAATTGCCGGTGTGATATTCGTTACCGATAAAGAATCCTCAACCTGTGTGTTAATAGTTGAATTTGGGCCTTGTATGTTAAATTCAACACTATCTACACTTGTAATAACATTAACCCCTAAATTGGAATCTTTACCCCCACCAATTCGATATTTCACGAATAGTGTTGAGTTTACTTTAGGTACTGAACCTAAAGACATGTTATTTAAAAAACTAGCAATGTTTACTTTCATATTACTAGTAATGTAGTTATCCAAATTATCTAATGGATTAACCGTTCCTGAACCGAAGGTTAATGAAAAATAACCTTCAGGAGTATATTCGGTTAAAAACTTATTAGATACCGGCATATAATCCCCCGCCTTAAAATTGTTCTTATCCGATACACTTGTTGTGTTTGGTATAAAAACCTTATCCTGCATTAATGATTTTACTTCATACCATTTATTAGTTGATGTAGTAAATTCTGTTGAGGTTGGATTAGCTCCGAATGTTGTACCGTCTTTATGTATCACAGAAACTACACCTAAAACATTTTGTTCAGGTAAATAAAGTTTTAAAAATGGTTTTTGGTCAACTTGATTAATTACCCTTCTGTAAATTCTTGTTACTCCGTTTACTACCGCCTCTCTTTTTGTAATTGTATATGATATTAAACTATTGTTACTATCAAAATTTGGAATCTTTAATCTGTTTGGTTCTCCTTTACTGTTGAATGGATTAGAAAAGTCTATGTCTTCTATAGTTTCAAATATTTGACCTCCGCCCGACACTTGAGCTCCACCTTTTAAAATTCCCAAATATCTTTCATCTTCTTTATCACCACGAACCGGAACATTAACTGAAAAATCACACAGAGCCACCGATGGTCTTACACCGGGTATTCTAATTCCGTAGGTCTTGGCAATGTGAAATAAAGATTGTCTTTGTTGAGCAAAATCCAAAATAGTTTCTTGCCAAACTCTATCTATATGGAAGTGTAAGTTATCCGCAACCGCAGCGTTTAAATCCAACAATACAGAAAATATAGATGCGTCATTGGTATTTTTTACCAAATCAGGATAATAATCGTTTGTTAAATTAACTAATTCTTGTCTTAGTCCCGCAAAATCTCTAGTTGCGTATGATATTTTTTTCGCCATTTTAAATGTTTATTATAATAAAGTCAGAGGATGAAAATGCTCCATTATTAACTGTATAATCAATTTTTACTTTAGCAGTATATGGTTTATTTGCTTGTTCTGAAACCCTAAATAATCTTTCATCTTCTTCTTGACTAAAAGATGTTGTCTCATCAGGGTCATTCTCTGCTGACATGATATTAATTGAGTTAATGTCTAAATTTGGAATATACTTTTTTACACCGTCCCTTATTTCTTCTTCGATTAAATTAAATGTAACCATGTCATTTTGGTCAAAAATGTACTCATAAATTCTCGTACCAAAATCAGGTAAAAAATATCTACTACCCTTCTTAGTTAAAAGAAGGTGAATTAGATTTGCTCTAACCTCTCTTTCAGGTGTTTCTGTCATTTTAACGAAATCACCAATTTGACTGTCTCTGAATGGAAAATCTATTCCGTATTTTATCGCCATATCTATAAATATAAACAATACTAAAATGGTAATAAATAAAAAACCCATCCGAAGATGGGTTTTAATGTAGTGTCTTGATATTCACCCCCTGTATTCTCAAAACCTGGAAGCCCAAGGTACGCCTTGTCGACAGTCATACTTTGAGGGAGTCTTCCATTATTTTTATGACCCACACCCCTCACATTCAAATGGAGAATCTGTAGGTTTTTCACTTGTCATTACCAATTCAGGAGTATTTTCACTAATGATTTGATTATTAGTTGGTGTCACCATTTTTTGTAGTGTTTCAACTGGTTTGGATGTTGAGGTATCAACACCTAATCCTTTAAGTGCGTCAACTGCTGCTCTCGTTCTCAAGTAATACATACCTGTCTTTAAACCTAATTTCCAACCGAATAAATGTGCCGCCAATAATTTAGGTTTAGTTGCGTTATCAATAAATAAATTTAATGATTGTGATTGGTCAATAAAGACACTTCTATTCGCCGCCATTTGTAAAACACGTTTTTGAGACATCTCCCAAACTGTTTTATAAACCTCTTTCATCTCAGTCGGAATCTCAGGAATATTTTGAACTGAACCATTTTCCATAATTAATTTATTCTTAATGGTATCGTTCCATAAACCTAATTTCAATAAATCGTTAACCAAGTGTTTGTTAATCATAACAAATTCAC